TCATACCATATTAATAAACATATTGAAAGTTTAACAGATGGATTACCAAAAAGAAAGTTTAATATAGGAGATAGTACGCCAAGTTTTACTATTCAAATTGATACGGATACATTCCAAGAATTAGAGTGTTATCCTTACGCAGATACTTTCAGATTTGGTAGTGAGTTAAGTAATAATGTAAAATTTTCAGATGATGAAGATTCTTGCGACTATATTTTAGATAATACTGACGGATATTACTCGGAAGGAAATGGATGTTTCTGTGAATCTTGCGAGGAAAGAGTAAGCGAAGATTATGGAAGTTATTCAGAAGTAGAGAGCGAGTTTCTTTGTGAAGATTGCAGTGTATACTTAGAGGATAGAGAAGACGTTTGTCGAGAATCTAACACGATTTATGATTCTTATCGTGAAGTATATTGTTACGATGGAGACTTCTAGCAATAGCAAAACAATTCAATTAATTACTAACTAAAACAATACCAGATGAACAATTATTTTTAACAACTTCAACCGAGTACCACTCAACCCTGCAACGATTACGATAATATTTATACTATTTCTATTGTTCGGTTGCTAACAAAAATAAATTGCAGCTATTATATAAAATTTATATGAAAGATTATATTTTAGCTGCTTTTTTTCTTCTTTTATGCAAGAATTTCAGCCAAAACTTTTAAAATTTGTTTAAATTAAAGTTAAATCTGAAGAATTAGTTAGAATTTGCGTAATTTTTGGATATTTTGGAGATTTGGGACAGAAAAACGCTAATTTTGAAAATCGCTTATCTTAAGGATATACACACCCAAGCAAGAAATCTAAATCCAATTTCATAATTAAAACTTCCAAGTTATTTTAAATGGAATAAGTTGTATATGGACATTACCAATTCTAAATTTAAACATAATATATATTGTTAAGTTATAAGGTTATTAAATATGCTAGTTGCGATATGAGCAACAGTATATTCTATAGGAAGTAAAGGTATAGTAAATAAAATGGAATATTCAGCAGTTTTTGGAAGCAAAAAAAAATTATAAAAAATTTTGAAATGGGATTATATCTTTTATTGTAATAGTATTATAATTAATAGTATTTATAGGTTCATAATTATGAATAGGCTGTTCACAAATATGAATAGGCTTTAAATGGAAATGAATAGGGTATATTAAGGGTATCTTATACTCTTAAAGATAAAGAACAAGATAAAGAGTAATATAAAGATATGAAGAAAGACAGGTTAATAAAATTTCTTTAAGTTTCGTAGGTTATTTAAAATATTTTGCTTTATTTGTGCAAAAGAAAATTATGGCTACTTACCATCCACCTAAAATAATAACTACACAGGCTTCTCCTGCTATAACTGCAGACTTGGCTTATGAAGCTCATGGGAAATGTGGACAAACTGTAGTCTTAAATTCAAATAGCGAAGAATTAGCACTATTTGATAGTAGAGTAACAGGAAGAAATGCTTACAAAATGGTTGTCCTTAGGTTGGGAGATAAAGCACTAAATAGAGATTGTCCTTGTGATTTAGCAGGAATGTTTAAAACGATTAAATGTAAAAATATAGAGCCAAATGGACTTTCAGGATTAATTCAGGTTCCAATTACACAGACATTTGAATTGTATGGAAATTTTGAAGTTGTTGCTTTAGACATAAATATAGCAGGATTTGTTGTAGTTATGTATATGGACTGCGAACAATCATAAAAAAAATATAAAAAAATTAAAAAATAGAAAATATGCCTTGCGAACAATGCGAAGAAGGATTATACAAATGGGGAGAGAACGGAGAGTGTATGTACGAAACTCTTGAGGACTGCCAATTAGCAAATCAAGAAGAATATCTTGATGAATCTATAAAAAAGCCAAGATATGAGGAAGAAATTGATTGGGCTTACAACTTTACTGCTGAACAAATGAAAGAACTTCATGATGATGGTAAGCTTATTGTTAAAGTTGAAAAAGAAGAAGAATCAATGACTTTACTTTTCACTTATGATAAAGAGGAGAAAGAAGAAGAAAAAGAGGAGGAGTTAGAGGAAGATAAGAGAGAAGATGATGAGAGAATTGATATTGAGGAAGAAAAAGAAAGAGAATACGCTAAATTAACTGTAGCTATGTTAGATGGAGAGTTAGATGAATACATTGACAAACTTACTGCTTCAATTAAAAAGCTGTAATGGCAGAAACCTATAATGACTACCCTCAATCTGCAACTAATAATGCAAAGAGAGCTATAAAATATAAGGAAGAAAACGGAAGTTCTTGTGGAACTAATGTTGGTTGGACAAGAGCAGGTCAATTAGCTAGGAGAGAGAAACTATCAAGAAGTACAATAGCTAGAATGGCATCTTTCAAAAGACACCAACAACATAAAGATGTTCCCTATTCTGAAGGGTGTGGTGGTATTATGTGGGATGCGTGGGGAGGAACAAGTGGAGTGGAATGGGCTATAAGAAAACTAGAACAGATTGATGGTCTTAGCAATTTATTAAAAAAAATAAATATATGAGTGAAGATGAAAGATATAAGCTTAAAGAAAGCAATATAAATAAATTAAACCCTTATAAAGAAACTACTGAAAAATATTTTCCAAATGGAGGTAAAATAAATACAGAAGGAAGAAAAAAGGGAGAGAAAAATAATGTTGTAGTTAATAAAATTAGCAGAAATGCTTTAACTTGGGCATTAGAAGGTCATTCAACTAAAATAAGAATGGCATTAGACAAATTATTTGACCAAAATCCTGAAGCTTATATAAATGCAGTTTCAAAACTACTTAACTATACAGTTCCAAAATTATCATCTTCTGAAATAACTGATAACACTACAAAAAAAGTTAAAATAGAATTAAATGAAGATGTAAGTATTGAGGAGCTAAGAGCAAAACTCAATGACATTGACAACAACTGATGAAGCACTTAGATTTGCGTTAGAAAAGAGGTTATGCGAATTATCATTCTATGAATTTTTCCAAAAGGCTTGGCATATTGTTGAACCTTCTATTGAGCTTTCTACTAATTGGCATCATAAATATCTATGTGATATTTTACAAGAAGAAGCTGAGAGGATAATAGATAATAAGCCTAAAACGAAAGATATTGTAATTAATATACCATTTCGTTCTACAAAATCACTTCTAGTTACCGTTATGTTCCCTGTATGGGCTTGGATTAAGAATCCTAAGTTCAGATTCATAACAGCATCTTATTCTGCAGAGCTTTCAATAGAACATTCAACAAGAAGTAGAGATATAATAAATTCAGAGTGGTTTAAAGAAAGATGGGGAGATTTATTCTTCATTAAAAAAGACCAAAATCTAAAATCAAGATACGAGAATAATTTCTTAGGAGTTAGGAGGGCAACATCAGTAGGAGGTACTGTTACAGGGCAAGGAGGGGACTTTCTTCTTGTTGATGACCCTGTTTCCCCACAACACGCTGCATCAGAGATAGAGAGAGAGAACGCAAACGAGTGGTATAGAACAACATTCTACTCAAGACTTAATAATCCACTAACAGGAGTAAGAATAATCATTATGCAGAGAATACATGATGATGATTTAAGTGGGTTTTTGCTGTACGGAAAGGAAAGCAGGTTGAAATACCAACATATTTGCATACCTGCAGAGCTTTCAGATGATGTTAAACCTAAAATGCTAGAGCATAACTATGATAAAGATGGATTGTTTTGGACAGACAGGTTCAGTAAGGCTATTTTAGATGATTATAAACAAGCTTTAGGAAGTTATGGATATGCAGGACAGCTTATGCAAACTCCCACACCTTTAAACTCAGGAATGGTAAAATCAGAGTGGATAAATATAGATAATCATAAAATGGGAGATATTGGAGAGCAAATAACAGTTGATTTTGTTATTGACCCTGCATATACTGCAAACGAGAAGAACGACCCATCTGCATTACTAGCATATATATTTAAAAACAATAAATGGCAGATAATTGACTGTATTAATGTATATAAAGAGTTCCCTGAATTAATTAAGTTTATTCAGCAATGGGTAGCTAAAAATGGATATACAAGCAGAAGCAGAATTTATGTTGAGCCTAAGGCTTCAGGAAAGTCTATAGTTCAAACTCTTAGAAAAGAAACAGGACTTAATGTAAAGGAAGATAAGCCACCATCTAAAGATAAAGTCGCAAGGGTGCAAGATATTTCTGCTTCCTTAGAGTCAGGTAGAGTAAGTTTACTCAAAGGGAAATGGAACGAGGAGTTTTTACAGCAATTAGTGAGGTTTCCATCTGCAAAGCATGATGATATGGTAGATTGTTTAGTAATGGCTGTAAATAAAAATATGTGGAGTGGGTCTAAGGTAGTTTATTTTTCTTAACTTCCAAAAACTTCTAGGTTAATATAAAAAAAAGTCATATAATTGCGAAAGAATAGGAATAAATTATGGATGTAAGTAGTTTAAATCAAAAGCACGAAGAAATAACTCACAGATACCTGAAGTTTGTTCAGGGAACTGTATATACAGCTACAGAAGATTATAAAAGCGATAAGTTCTTAGATTTCAACGAGATAATAGAAAATATAATTAACTATACTAATTCTTTTAATAAATTAGTTAAAACTAATAGCAGAAGGTCAGAATGGGCATATATGACTCCAAATTTA